TTGCGGCGTCACCTGTATAATTTTTAATTGCTCTAGGTTCAGAAGAATAAGTTTTCTCTCTGGTAGTATTTGTAGTATCTGTGCCAGTAAGATAACTGATCGTTGCTTTCTTAATAATATCCTTGGTTGCAGCAGATGCAGGACCAAACATATATGTTTTTGCGGTAAATCTTAATGTATAAAGAAGAACTCTTCTACTAGTAAAGTCTCCTTCATAATCATCCTGCATTGTGATGTTTTCCAGCACCACAGGTATATCTCTTTTTTCTTGGAGAGACTCAACTAATTCAACTGATAAATTATATGCTGGTTGGAAATATGGTAAAATTTGTTCTACAATTTGAAGTGCATCATCATTCAACTTACACATAATGGAAAGTTCAAATTGCATATTGTATGGAACTGGCATATATGCCTTTTTAGTCTCTGTTCCATCAGTAGGATCTTTGACTATAAATGTTTGAGTTGTTGATACTTTTCTTGCAGGATCATAAGTAAGACCAGTAAACTCAAATGACATTCTTGGCAAAGTAATGGCAAAGGGTTTATTCAGATCTGGAGATTGCTCCAATCTTGCCAGAAACTTCTGAGTTGGACCATATGCCAAAGGAACTTTTACAACGCTTATTACGTTATCCGAAGAGTCCTCGTGCTTAATATTAATATTATTGAAAAGTGTACCAAAAGATATAATGGTCCTCCTCAAAATTTCGTTGTAAAAATATTCAAACATTTTTAAATCCTACAATATCTCTATATTAAGATATTTTTATTTAGGGCATACCGAATGGGTTCTGCTCAGAGAAGTCTATAATAGAGTCTGCTTCTGTCTCAATATTGATATTATCTGCAAATCCATCGTCAGCAGGTTGAGTATCTGTAACACGTAAAGCATAAGATGCTCCAGATGTTTGTCCAACAATATCTTCTCCAATAGTGAATTCTCCAGTGACTGTTCCAACTTCAAGAACAGTTGTTGTTGCATTCCAAGTTCTAACTCTTGCTGTTGTTCCACTTGAGGATCCAGTGACAACTTCATTAAATGCAAATGTTCCAGATCCAGAACTTTCTGGACTTCCGACAGAGATTGTTGGAGTAGTAGAATATCCAAGACCTGCATTAGTGATGTGAATGGCAGAAATAGTGCCTGCAGTGCTTACAATTGCAAGAGCAGTTGCAGATGCTGTTGTAACACCAGATTTAAATACTTCATTAGTAAACGAAATAGTAGGAGATGCAGTATATCCTCCACCACCAGAAGTAACTGTGATAATGCCAACAATGCCATCCCCAATTACAGTTGTAGCAGCTGCTCCAGATCCACTCTGTCCAGATGGAACAATAAATTTAACTGTGGGAGCAACTGTATATCCTGTTCCAGCATTTGCAACATTTACTGCTTGAACTGATTGTAATTTTTCATTTGCATTAAGATTACAAACGTTGATTCCACCTATCATGGTGGCTATACCAACTGCGTTTGTTCCTCCTGCAGGAGCTGAGGTCACTCCAACTGTTGGTATTACACTATATCCTCCACCTCTATTTGTAATGCTAAAGAACCTAACTCCTCCATTTAAAATAGAAGCAGCAGCTGCTGCTGTTACACCAGAACCAACCAATGTAAGAGATTGTGTTGGTCCTTGAATCGTATTAATACCATCATCAGTCTGACCATCATAATCTTCACCAATTAAATTATTATCTACTTCTTCAATTCCAGTTGCAATAATTTCATCTTCAATGCGGAAGAGTTCGCAGTATAATTCATAAACATAAAGATTCTGCAGTTGATAATATGGTTTTGCATATTCAACGTCTTTGATCTCATAAATTCTATCATCTAGAGGAAACCAAATTAAATCTCCACCTTTAGGTCTTGTTGATAGTTTTACGTTGGTTTGATCTTCAATTAAAGGGGTGATGTAATTTTCAAATCTTTCTTTTGATATAATAAGTCTTACTTCATCTTGAGACTGAATACCAAATTTTGATAGGATATTTCCCGCCCCAGAATATTGATCATAGTTATCAATATACGCCTCAAGAGGAAGTGCCATATCAAATTTTGACTGCACAACTTCTCTTATAACCGTATTCTCCGTCATGTACTTTCTAGGAAGATAAAAAATATCCACCCCATATGTTCGGAGTTGTTCATTGATCAGATCCTGAACAAGATTTTGCTCCGATAATGTTCCTTGTGTGAAAAATGGATTTAACACCATAATATCAACCTATCATATCCATGGGTGGAAGTTCGTAGGTGTTTGACATTTGCTCTCTGATAATTTCTAAATCTTTTTGGGCATCATCGTAGATTTGTCTACCATTTAATTCAATTCCACCAGGCAACTTAACACCTTGGAATTTAATTAAATTTTGACCCCACTGTCTTTTTATAAGAGCCGTAAGATATCTCTTTAGGAAAGAATCATTATATACTCTAGTAAAATCGTTTGGATTTAAAAGTCTAGTACAATCAATAATAATATAGTCATTAATACTAACAGATCCCCAATCAAGATCTAAGTAAAGTCTATCTTGTCTTTGATTAAATCTAATTTGTTTTTCTGTAGTAAGAAGAAAATCCAGATCTTCAAGATATCTTCTTGTCATTGCGTATGTCAATATTTCTGTTGACCCAAAATAATAAATATCATTTAAAAATAATTGATATTTAACACTAAACATATTATTAGTGACAGTATTAGATCCATCAAATTTAAAAATCTTTGTTATTCCAAGAATCTCTGGTGGAACTTGAAGATAGTTACTATTTTCTTCAAATTGGAATGATGCTGATGCACCATTAATAGACGTTGTAGCGGTGGTAGTAACAATACCAACAGAGTCTGTTCCTTTTCCTCTGTCAATATCTGCTTGAGTAATTTTATATTTTAAATATACTTGACCTACTCCGTCAAAATGCCTTTCATGAAAATATTGTAAAGCATCATCTACAAGATCGTCTACTTGTTCATCGGCAACATTAATTTCCAGGACAGGTGCCCCCAACTGTCTCTTGCAGTAATTAACTAGATCTGTTTTACTTGCTGGTTGAGCCATTTATTCCACAAGTTTCCTAACTGTATTTAGGGTGCTGAAGATACAGGATTATAAACGTAGACGTTTCCATTTACTAGACTGTAAATTGTAGCTCCAGAACTCACTAAAACATCATACATGTATCTACCTTCATTCAAACTTCTAGTATCAGTTCTTCCAAGAGATATTGACATTTTACCGTCAAATGCACTAGAAAAACCTACGGTAAATTCTGTGGTAATTCCAAGTGTTGCACCTACTGCAACACTTTTTGAAATAGCTGCAGATCCTGTATATCCTGTCAAATTAAATGCAGCATTTGATGTATCTAAAACATTAAAATTTGCAGAAAAATCAGAACCACCATAAATCGTTAGATTTAATCCGTAGGGAACTCCTGAATCTGAATCGAAGGTAATGTTTTTAGTTGCCATCTGGGAGTCCTATTACTGCCATTGTTTCTTGTTGTTTATAATAAAGTTTTGCGAAAGACTTTGCAATATTTTTTAATTCATCACGGTCTTCGCAATTATCTATGTCAGTTGCAATCTGTTGATATGCAAAACTTTTTGACAGATTTTTTAATTCGATTGTGTCAGGATCCATGTAACAACTCCTTTAGTAAAGATTTAATTTCATCAATATCATTTTTCATATTAGCAAGTTCTTGCTCCATATTCTGTGTTTTATGACTATTTTCAGTTTTGACTTTACGCCTTGAAAGATACTGTTGATATTCAAGAGTGTTCACATTCAATACTGCATTTGTAGAAGGATCTCTTGCGAGATCCTTATGACCTTCTAATTCGTAAAAATTCATTATGCTAAAGCAATTACTCTTAGGTCTTTAATTCTAGGAACAAAAGACTGACTATTAGATAACAGTGAGATTTTTATCCTATATGTTCTGAATGCTGGAAGTTGATCAACTGTAAACGTATATTCTCTATAATCAAGTTTTTCACTATCAAATGCACGAGCAATTGATTTTGTAATGAATGAATCTGATTCTCCATTATTATTTTCTGGGGCAATTACTTGACCTCTTGAATTCAAGTTTGAATATCCAGGGAATGGAGTAAATATTGGATCGAGTCCAATTTCATTATTTACGGAATAAAATGCTCTAATATCAGCATCTTCTCCAATGTGTCCAGCCAGTATAATTTTAATTGAAGACGCAGAATTTTCAATAACAATCTCTTTTGATATGTATTGACATGCTGTAGGATCCGAGGTAATGATACTGACTCTAGAATCAGTTGCATAATTTTCAATAATATTATTGATCCTATTGGAAGTTACAATTGCACTCACTCTTTGAGAGTCAATAACAGGACTTAATCTACTATCAGTAGTATTCAGTGCAAGACTCATTTGCATTGACTTATTACCAGCAATATTATTCAATTTCAAATCTTCATTTACTTTAGATGCAATCATCCTTGGAGTATCAAAATAATTTTTTTGATTAATCGTGATGTCTTCAAATCCAGAATCAATAAATGGGATTTCATTACCACTAAAACTCTTACTGGTAGTTGTTCTTAATTGAGAATTAATATTTGTTCCAGTAACAGTGAGATTTTGAACTTGTGGAGTAATAACTTCAAATGGCATATTTTGAGTAGCCCTTATATTTCTTCCACCAGTTGATTTTGTACTTCCAATATAAAGTTTTGGATGTCCAATATCAGTGCTTCTATCAGTTCCTGTAGTTGCACTCATATCAACTTTAACTTTATATGAATCAAATGTAAATGGATTTGTCTGTGTTACATTATTTAAGTTGTGGGATGTATTAATTCTTTGAAGATTAATACTTGAGTTTTCATATTTAAACACTTGAGTTCCAACTGGATATGTTCTTGGATCAGTTCCCCTAACAATATTTCCTCCAATGTTGTTTCCAGAGACATTTGTATATTGAATAATTTCTTCACCAATTAACAGATATCCAACATTGGTGGTTCCAACTCCAACTCCCTCAAAACTTGAGAATGTTGTTGCTGCACCAACTGCTATTGCTCCAGTAGAATCAGAAAGAAGTTCGGCGGTTAATTTAGTTGGTCTAACATCTGGAAGCACTCCAGATATTTTAACCACATTATCTGCAAAATACAT